GCAGGGATGTAGAGAAACCAAAAGAGGTGAGGGAGGTACCTTGGGTACTTGCAGGTGCTGCTTTGATGGTGACTTCAGTCTCGTCAGACGCGGTGTCGCCAAGACCAAGGGAAAGTACAGGGTGGTTACGATGCAGAGTGCGGCGGTTAAGCGTCGCCTCCGCCCTATTCATAACGCCCTGTACGATCACCTCACCTCTTTCGATTGGTGTGTTCGAGGGGACGTTGGTAGGGAGGATTTTCTTGCCGTCTGCGACGCGGGCGAGGAAGATATAATTAGCGGTGATTACAAAGCCGCTACTGACAATATATATCTTTCTGCCGTCCGTGCTATCGTAGAGGTGATCGCGGAGGATGGGAGATTGAGTGAGGAGGAGAGAGAATGCCTTGTCGGTAGTTTCGAGAATCTACGGTGGCTATCGTGCTCGGGTAAGGAACACCCGATTATGAGAGGCAGTATGATGGGAAATTTGGTCAGTTTCCCTCTATTGTGTCTCATTAACAAAGCATGTCACGATATGGCTGCTGTAAGGGCCTACGGGCCGGAGAGGAGGAGAGTGGGCAGGTTTAACGGCGATGATTGTCTTTTCCAAGGCAATTCTGTCATGTACGCAGAGTGGAGGAAAGTTACCTCTACGTACGGTCTCGTCGTCAATGAGAAGAAGACGATGGTGTCACGTCATTGGGCTGATCTTAACAGTCAGACTTTTGATGTTCGCCGTCGCCGTCTTGTATCCAAACCTGTTCTTTCTTTTCTTCTTCCTTCTCGGGATGAGCCCGGCGAGATTCTCTCTTCTGTTCTCAAAGGAATTTCGTCGTTTAAGCCTTGCGTTCAGCAATGGATTGTCAATGTGCTTATGCGTTACGAGATTTCCCTTCGAGGTTTCACTCTTTCTTCCATCCCTTCCGCGTGGTGTAAAATCCTCGTGAAGAGGAAGTGGTTTAGGAGATTGGTTTGGGATGGCCCTGCTGGGTCGGTTGAGAAGATTCATTATGAAGGTAAGCCGCTTGACCGTGGTTTGCCTTCTGCGGATCGTTCTTTTCCGACTACGGTAGGATCACCTCCCTTACCGTCCGTGTTGCGGTCTGTAGAGACCCTTTGTGCCAAAATGTCAAAGGCTCACACGGATGATTGGACCGGTGTCCGCGTTAGGCCTATCTCACGCAAGATAGATAGGTCGACCTTTCGCGCCCGGTACGATTCTCGCTCCTCACCACTTCCCCTTACACGGTTTACGGGCGTGTGTGTGAGATGGGGTTTTCTTTGGCCGACGAGCCTTTACCACATGGTCAGCGAGGAGTTTCCTCAAATTTTGCTGTCTGACCGTGAGGCTCTCGTTCGGCAGAGT